GCGAGCTGCTGGTGGCGTTCTTGAAGATCGCCATGGCCATGTACGACGAGGTCGCGAGCATGACCGGCGACGAGAAGAAGGCCGCGGTGCTCGCCGGGGTTGGCCGGCTGTTCGACGTGGCCGCCGACAACTGCATCCCGCTCGTGCTCTGGCCGGTGTGGGGGCTCGCCCGCGGCCCGGTCCGGCTCCTGGTGCTGGCCCTCGCCAGCGGTGCCATTGAACAACTCCTCCCGCTCGTGAGGGTCCGATGATCGTTCTCGCTCTGATCGCCGCCGCGGCCGTGGCGTTTGGCTGGCCGCACCTTGCCCCGCTCGTCGAGCGGGCTCGGGCCGTGGCCCCCACGCTCACGCCCCGCCACTACGCCGGCATCGCCCTGGTGGCTGCTGCGATCGCGTATGGGTTTGCCCCCGGCCCCGGCCCGGCTCCCGGCCCGTCGCCGGCCCCCGACACCGGCCCGCTGTCGCTGCGGGGGTTGTTCGCCGGGCCGACCGCCAGCGAGGACGCCGTCCTGGTGGGGGCCATGTGCGACGAGATCGCGGACGAGATCCAGTTTTCGTCGGGCCAGCCGGAGGGCTATCTGGCCACCGGGGTGGCTGTCGATGAGCTGCGGCGGCGGGTCCGCGAGTTTCGCTGCCGGGGTATTTCGATCGGGGACCGGCAGCCGGCAGCCCGGGACGCGATCGCCAAGTTTCTGGAGGGGGCCGTCGGCACGGACGGCGGCCCGCTGAGTGCCGAGCAGCGGTCGGCGTGGGTGGCCGCGTACCGCGACGTGGGGAGGGCGGCGACCGATGCGGCGAAGTAGCGAATGGACCTGGTCGGCGATCGCGTTCGTCGTGTTCGCGGCGGTGCTGGGCACGCTCGTGTCCCGCTACGTGTCGCGGATCGCGGACAGGGTCGAGACGAACTACGGTTACCTGCCGGACCCGGAGGGCACGCGGGAGTTTCTCCGCGAGCTCGACCAGCCGATGTTTCGCCAGGCCGGGGCCGAGGTGATCGCCGGGGCCAAGGGCCACGACGCATACCTCTATCGGTTCGCTGACCGCTGCCACCGGCAGAAGTACGGCAAGCCGTTCGGGCCGTGGAACCAGGGGCCGCACGGGTCGTGCGTGTCGTTTGGTTGGGCGATGGGCTCCTACGTGGGGCAGTGCGTTGACCACGTCGCGGGCGGGCTGGCGGAGTGCCCGCTGCTGGTGGCGACCGAGCCGATCTACGGCGGCTCGCGGACCGCGGGGCGGATGCCGCCGGTTGTCACGGCCGGGTATTCGGACGGCTCCTATGGCGGGGCCGCGGCCCGCTGGGTGTCCGGCCGGTGCCGCGACACGACCGTGGGCGGGATCCTGTACCGGCAGAAGTACGGCGACGTCGATCTCTCGGCGTACTCGATCGACCGCTCCCGGGCGTGGGGCAACTCGGGCGTGCCGAAGCCGCTCGCGGTGCTTGCCAACCAGCACACCGCCACGGCGGTGGCGCTCTGCGAAGACTGGGACTCCCTGGTCTCGGCTCTTGAGTCGGGCATGTGCGTCCCGGTGTGCTCGAACGTCGGGTTCGCGTCCGGCGACCGCGACGCCGATGGGTTCTGCCGGCGGGCGTCCACCTGGAATCATTGCCTCGTGGCGATCTCTGTGAAGTACGCCAAGAACAACGGCCCGGGCTCCGCCACCCCGATGAAGAATCCCCGTGACGGCGTCCTGCTGATGAACAGCTGGGGCTCGTACGTGGGCGGGGGCAAGCACCCGCTCGATCAGCCGGACGGCTCATTCTGGATCACGCGGGCCGACGCCGAGGCGATTCTCGCCCAGGGCGACTCGTTCGTGATCGGCAGCGTGAACGGGTTCAGATATCGCGATCTCGACCACGCCGGCTGGCTGCAGCCGGCCCCGGCCCCGACCGACGCCGCCACGGTGCCGGCCATCAACCACTCGCTCGCCCTGTAGGTGACCCCATGACCAAACGCGCCATCGTGCTCTCGTGTCTCGCGTGTCTCGTGGCCGGTTATCTGGCCGCTTCGGTCCCGGGCTTCGACCCGGTGAACCCATTCAACCCCCAGCCCCAGCGGCCGTTTCTCAAGCTGGTCTCGCGGCTGGCGAAACTCGGGTTGTGGGTGACCGTGTTCGCCGAGCCGGCCCCGCGGCCGGTCGAGCAGCAATACGCCGCCGCACACTGTGACGACCGGACCATGATCTGCCACGCGGAGGGATGGTGATGCTGCAACTTGTCGTTTGGGTCGTGTTCGGATGGATCGCGGGCTCCGTCGCGGAGTGGCTCTGGCCACCGGCGAAGCCGCACGCCAAGTGGCAGACGATCGCCATCGGCGTGATCGGATCGGTGGCCGGTGGTTTGGCCGGTTCGCTCGTGAGCGGCGACCACTACCGGCCGGCCGGGATCGTGCTGTCGGTGCTCGGGGCGGTGGCGTGCATGTTCGTCTGGCGCAAACTCGATGAGGTGCAGCCGTGAGCATGGTGTGGCGGTGGGTTATTTCGATGCTTGTCTGGCTGTCGGCCGACCACGAGCGGATCGCCACCGAGCCGGCCCGGGCGGCTGCGGCCGTGGCGGTGGCCCGCGCGTCGATCCTCGAGCAGCTCGAGGCCCGACCCCTGCCCCCGGCCCCGCCGGGGCCGACGGCGTGCAAGTGCTCGAGCACCTGCGTGCGTGGGTTGTGGCGGCCCGATGGCCGCATCGAGGCCCGGTGCGACTGCACCTGCCCGCGGTGCGTGGCGGAGCGGGCGAAGCCCGGCACGGTTCGATCGGGGACGTGCTCGTCGGGCACCTGCCCGCCCCGGTGAGGGTTGTCCCGTGAACGACGCGATCGTCCAGCTGCAGGCACACGTACGCTACCGGCTGGGCACGCGGGTCACGTACGCCCACGCATGGCGGGTCGATGCCCTGAGCCGGCTGGTGCTCCGGCATTGGCCGCACGCCCACCTGGAGGATGCCGTGGTGGCCGGGGGCCGCAACTCGATCGCCGTCACCCATGCCATGACCTTGATGCGGTCGCAGGTCCGCGAGCAGTGGGAGGCCCGGCAGGGGTCGGGGCCGCTATGGGATCTCGTGCTTGGTGGCACGGTCACGGCCACCGGCATGATCTTGCTCGATCTGTGGTGGCCGAGTCCGGGGTGGCGGTCGATCCTGGTGGCGATGTCGCGGTCACTGGCTGACGATCGCCAGCACGGCGTCGATGGCGTCGTGGATCGCCCGAGCCAGTTGTGAGTCTGTGCCAAGCTCTTGGCCGATCCGCACGAGCACGAGCGAGCGGACGATGGAGGACCATGTGGTGCGGGTCATGGCTGTCCACCATTCTTTCGCTCCTTGTCGATCAACTCCTGCAGGCTGTCGAGGAAAGAATCATCGCACCCTTCGACGGCACTCCTAGCCATTATCAAAAGCTGCTCTTCTAGGTTGTCGTCGTTTGCAAGTTCAAAGACGAGGTCTTCGGTTAGATCTGGCAGTGTCCATTTTGCTTCACGCTTCAGGTCGTCAATGCAACGAGCGATGGCCTCCACCACGCTCCTTGTGTCGTCTCGGAGCGGCCCGTTCCGCTTCTCGTCGTTGGCGAACCATTCGGGCGCGGGATTCACCTGACGGGAAACTGATCTTTTCGTTGAGAAACAATCGCGGTGCGACTGCTCGTCGGAGTCGGCCGGGTTCCATTCAATGCGGATAGAGAAAAACGGCTTCATGAAAAAATCTCCTGTGCCAAGAGTTGAGCCGGAAACGATGCCACGTCAACGTCCGCGGGGCTGGTTGTCCATTCGTACGCCACGCCGTCCGGGTGCCGGGACGGGGGCAGCACGGACTGAGCGGCCCGCCCACCGAGCCGTATTTCGATGCTGTCAAACTTCACGACCGCCGACTCCGGCATCCAGGGTTCCCAACGAAAAAGCCGGTGCTCTCCCCGGGCCGACCGCCACGTAGGTGTGGGCAGGTCGAGCACGCCGAACGCGGCCAGCTGCTCCCGGCCGGCGGGGTCGTCGTATTCGACGTCCACCACACCGGACGACTGGCCGAGCAGGAGCCCCACGTTGTCCCCGGCGGCGATCCACCGGGCCACGTCTTCGGGGCTGGTTGTGCCACGGTGCTGCCAGCCGGTGCCGAGCGGGCGTTTCGCCCGGCGGGCGACGCGGACGAACCGGCAGCCGGCGGCGGCGAGGGATTCGAGGGGGGTCATTCCTGGTCCCTCCCGCCGTTGATGTTGCGGCCCTGGTCGTCGAGCACGAACCACTCGTCGCCGGTGTAGTGCGTCTCGGCGTATTGGTTGGCGGCGGTGTCGTCGGATGCGAGAAACGTATCGACGACATCCCATTCGTCATCGGTCATCGGGTATGCGATTCGGTATTCGCGGCCTTCGGTGTTGCTCATGGTCTCGGTCTCCTGGTTGTGCGGCCGGGGCCGCGGGTTGTCCCCGCCGGCGAAGTGCCGGCGGGGTGGTTGTCGGTCAGCACTACCAACTTTCCAAAGCGTCGGCCTCCGTCTCAAACGGCCCTCCGGCATCCTTCCCGCCGACGTAGACGTACCACCCGGTGCCCTCGCCGGGCCGTTCTTCGTGCCGTGCAATGACCGATCCTACCGATGCCATCCCATTGGCCGCAGCGTACTCCGCCGCGAACCGCCGAGCGGCCTTCTCGCCATCCTCGTCGCCCGGAAACGTGCGGACCGTTTCGCTATCACCGCCGCTCACGGCGTCGGTGTCCACGATCCAGCGACACTCACCAGCGTCGCTCGTCTCGTCCAGCCACACGGTCACGATCTTGGTATCGCTCATGGTCTCGGTCTCCTGGTTGTGCCCCTGCGGGGCGGGTTGTCCCCGGCCCGGCGACGTGCCGGGCCGGGGTTGTCGGTCAGCGGTCGAGCCCCTGCACCTTGCGGAGCTCGTCGTACACGATCCCGGCGACGCGGTCGTAACCGCCGGGGCCGAACACGTCGTCGAAAGCTTGGCGGACGTCCATGCCGGAGCGGATGGCGGCGGCGAGGGCGACGGTGATGGCGGCGTTCTTCTCGGTCGTGGTCATGGTCTCGAGCTCCTGGTTGTGGCCGCGGGTTTCGTTCCCGCGTTGGCCTAGTTATATTCGATCGGCAAATAGGTGTCAAGTGGTGAGAAAAGTTTTTTTGGTTGTGGATTCAGGCTCGGCCGTCGGCCTTGTGGATCCGGGGCCGCCCGCGGCCGACCGGGTCGCGCGTCCACTTCTCGCAAGCGGTGCGGAGGGCGAAGTAGTAGCCGTCGATCTCGATCCCGGCGATGCCCCCTGCCCCCGGCCCTTTTTTGACCAGCTCGCGGAGATAGTAGCGCGAGACTCCGGCGAGCCGGGCTCCGGTCTGAATCGAGACGTACGCTTTGGGGTCGATCTTTGCCATGGGTGCATTATTGCCGGGCGGCTGCGGCGGTCAAGCCGGGTTGTCTGCTGGTTGTGCATGGGTTGTCCGTGCGGTCAGTCCGCGAACATGGGGACGCAACGGGCGACCGGCGGCCGGGCCGGGCCGACCGGAGCGCCGGCGGCGTCCAGGTCGAGCAGGAAGCGGTCCGCGGCCCTGCGGGCATCGGTGCCGGGCTGGGCGTGGCGGTCCGCCTCGCGGGCGTCGGCGAGGGCAAGGGCGTCAACGGCCCGGCGGATGCTGTCGGGCATGGCGGAGTAGCGGAAGGCGAGTCGGGCGAAGGTGGCGGCGGTCATGGCGTGGGGCTCCTGGTTGTGGGTTGGTTGTGGTGGGGTCGGTCAGCTGGGCAGCCTGCAGTTGCGGGCGTGGCGGTCGATCGTCTCGCACCAGGTGCGGACGGCCGACCGGGTCTCCGCCATCGTGGCCGGGCTCGTGCGGACGTCGAGCGTCCAGGTGTAGCCGTCGAAAGCGAAACAATCGGCGAGCCATCGGCGGCCTGAGAAGTCGCGGCGGATGTGCACGCGGCCGGTCAGCTGGCCGGCCGGGTTGTGCACGGCATATCCCGCCGTGGTCGTCGTGGCGGTCGTGCCGTGGGCGAATGTGATGAACGTGGCCATGGTTGTGCTCTTGGTTGTGGCGGTTGGGTTGTCGGGTGGCGGTGTGCCAGCCGGCCCGGTTCCCGCCGTCCCCCGTGGGGCGGCGGTGGCCGGGACGGCCGGGCGTCAGTCGTCCAGGTGCTCCGCGAGATCCCACGCGGCCCGGGCCGCGGCGGCGGCGATGTCGTCCACGCTCGGCCGCTGCCGCTTCCCGCCGCGGCGGCGGCGGGCCAGCTCCGCGGCGGCGTAGTGGATCTCGTCCTGGTAGTGGCCGGCCTTGTCGCAGTCCGGGAAGGCCGCGAGGGACTCGCGGCAATCGGCGATGGTGTAGAGCAGCTCGGCCTCCGACATGCGGCGGCACCGGGTCTGATAGGCGGCGTGGTCGATCTCGTGGCGGGCGATCATGGGTGCAGGTCTCCGGGTTGGTTGTGGGTTGTCGGGCGACGCGCCCGGCATCCCCCTGGCCGGCCGCGGCGGATGCCGGGGCCGGCGTGGGGGCGGCCGTGCTCAAGCCGCAGGCGCGATCACGCGGCGATCGGCCGAGACCGCCGCGAGAATGTCGGCCGCGGCCTGGTTGTCGCGGTCGATCGAATCGCGTGTCTCGGTCGTCGTGAACACGTCGATGTCGCCGATCGTCCATCGGCCGGCCGCGTCGCGGTAGACCGTCACGCGGGCGACGCGAGATATCACGCTGTCAACGTGATCGGGCAGGTGACACCAGTACTCGCGGGCATCATCGGCTCGCATGAAACCGCCCGCGGCCGGGCGGCTCCACGATTCCAGGGCCGCGGCTCCGTCTTCGATCTGCTGGCAAATGGCGTCGCGGTCCGCGGCGGTTAGCTTCTGGTCGATGGTCATGGTCTCGGCTCCTGGCTTTGGTTGTGGGTTGTCGATCCGGCGGGTTGCCGGGCCGGCCCGGTCTCCCCTGCCCCGCGGGCGGACAGGGGGTGGCGGGGCGGCCGAGCGTCAGGCCATCCCCTGCGTCGAGACCTGCTCGCGGGTTGTGGCGCTCGCGGCCAGGCCGCGGGCCATGTAGGCGTCATGGGCGGCGGCGGCGGCCTTGATCTTCTCGGCCAGGCCCGCGAGCACCTCCGCCGGGCGGTCCAGCCGTCGCGAGTCTGCGCCTAGGATGGTCGCGGAGATGATGCCGGCCGACAGCCAAGCCAGGTCCGCCGCCCGCGGGTTGTGCTTGCGGCCGCGAGCAAACCCGGCCACGAGCAGGGCCTTTGCGACGGTCGTGCTCTTGCGCTCGCGACGCTCGTGGCGGAGCGCGTCGCGGAGCGAGTGCGGCTGGTTGTGGCCCATATGGTCAACCACGTAAGACACCGCCGCAAAGGCCGCGTTGATCGTTCGTCGTTCGGCCGCAGTGTAAGTCCAAGCGTTCATGGTCTCGGTCTCCGTTCCTGGTGTTGTGGGCCGGTTTTCCCGCCGGCCCGATCGGGTTGTGTTGTTATAGCCGATCGGCAAATAGAAGTCAAAAGGGGGCAGGTGCAAGGGCCTCACGAGTCCGCGGCCGGCCGGCCGTCGGATGCCGGGCAAACCACTGGCAATCGGCGAGCGAAACCCGCCAGTTGCGGCCGCTCTTGTGGCCGCGGACGCGGCCAGACTTCACGAGTTGCCGCATCCATTGCTCGGTAACGTCCGCGATCGCGGCCCCCTCGACGAGACCGATAAACGTCTCCGCGGCCCCGTTGTCCGCGGCCAGCTCCGCCAGCCGGGCGATCGTCTCGCCCATGACATCGTCCGCCGGTCGCATCGTCGGGGCCGACTCCGCCAGCTCCGCGAACAGCTCATCGGCGGTCATGCCACGATCGGCGGCGGACACGTCCAGGCCGCGAACGTAGGTGGCGTCCCCACCGGCAAACGCGGCCCGGTTGCGGGCCTTCCAATGGCCGCCGTGCTCGTCTCCACAACTGGCCGAGAAAGCCCCGCGGCGAAACTCGCCGATCCGCTCTAGCTCCGCGGCTTCGATCGCCCGGGTCTCGCGGTACGCCGCGAGCACGTCCGCCCAATCGAGTCCGGCGGCGGCGGCTGCGGCTTTGTGTTCGTTCGTGTTCATCGTCGGCCTCTCCTCGTGACGCC